GGTGGAAAAAACAACTATGGTGTTTAAGAAAGACGGCAAGGTGTACGGCAGCATTGAGTCGGTGTACGGCAGCATTGAGTCGGTGTACGGCAGCATTGAGTCGGTGGTCGGTGAACATTGCCAAAAACAGCGGTATTGCTTTGATTGTGTGTTATATCGCAAGAGAGGTACGAAATGCTGCGAAGAATACGCGAATGAAAATCCGGAGGAGGTGGCGCACTTGCTCGACTTTGAAGTGATTGACGACACCCCAAACATTGCCGAGGCAGTCGAGGAAAACAGCGAGGACGTGAAGCGCAAGCTGACCCGTGCGGACATCCTGCACGCGGCGGAGAAGTGCGTATGCGGACAGCGCGAGACGGACTACGGCACGCCGGAGGATAACTTTAAGACGATTGCGGAACTGTGGGAGGCGTATCTTAATAAAGCCTGCACAAGGGGCGTGAACGTGCGCGTAGAGGCAAAGGACGTTGCTGTAATGATGGTGCTGCTCAAGATTGCGCGTATTGCGGCAGGCGGCGGAAAGGCTGACAGTTGGATTGATCTTGCAGGCTATGCGGCTTGTGGGGCAGAGTGCGAGGGGGTGACGGAATGAAGTACCGCAAGAAGCCTATTGTGGTTGAGGCTGTCCGGTGGACAGGCAAGAACCAGACGGAAATCGACAAGTTTTGCGGAATGAAAGTCGTGTGGAGTGAGAACAAGAAAATGTTCCTTGTTTTAACTCTTGAGGGAACTATGCAGGCATCTGCTGGCGACTACATCATCAAGGGTGTAAACGGCGAGTTCTACCCCTGTAAACCTGATGTGTTCGCAAAGACGTATGAGAGGGTGGAAGAATGACCATTGCTGAAATCGCCGCTCAGATGGGCGTTACACCGGAAACGCTGGTGCAGGAGGTTTGCAAGAATCAGACCGATATGGCGATGCTTGCGGTCGTTTGCGAAGTGGCGTTTGCTGTTATATCAATTATCCTTGTGGTAATTGCGTTTATATATGAACCTATATTTGCAGCACTATTCGGCTTTTCCTGCTTTATTACAATAATGCTGTTGTCTAATGGCATACCAGATTATATTGCATGGAAAACCGCACCGCAGGCAACGGCG